TTGATACTGCCTTTTCTACATATACTGCTTTAACATCAGCAACTCATTTCCTTGACTTTTCTGATATTTCTGCATTTGTATCAACCGCTCAAGCATCGGCTAGTTCTGCAACAGCCAGCCTCGCAACAGCCACCGCAAACGCATCCGCTACAATAAGCCCATTACTTTTAATAGGAGGATAAATGGCAACATCATATAAGGTGCTTGCTCAACAAGCGACTACCACATCTTTAGCAAGTATGTACACAGTACCCGCCGCAACCGAAACTATCATTTCAAGTATCGTTGTAGCCAACACCAGCGCCACCGATAGAACTTACAGAATTACTATTCAGCCAAACAACGCTACCTTGGCTCAGAAACACTATATCGCCTACGATGTAACCAGTAAAGCGAATACGACTACTGCTTACACTCTAGGAATTACACTAGACGCTACCGACCAAGTTTACATTTTAGGCTCAACAACTGACCTTTCTATTTCTTTATTCGGAAGCGAGATAGCATAATATGGCAATAACCACCAATGGCGCCGCAGGAAGCGCACTTACAATATCAGCAGACCTAGCCGCAACAATTTCTGATGAGTCAGGAACAGGCGCAGTTGTATTTAATACAAGCCCAACTTTTGTAACCCCTGCTCTTGGAACTCCAGCATCAGGAATTCTTACTAACGCGACTGGACTACCTCTAACAACAGGTACTACTGGAACTCTTGCTACCACTAACGGTGGAACAGGACTAACAACTTATACAACTGGTGATGTTGTGTATGCAAGTGCTTCTAATACTTTAGCCAAATTAGGAATAGGTACATCAGGACAAACTTTGTCAGTATCATCAGGTGGAATAGTGGAATGGACTACTCCATCAGCAGGAACAACAGCCAACGACCAAGCCTTCGCCTTCGCGGTGCAGGTATTTGCATAAGGAGAAATAAACTATGGCAACAACAGTATCAAGAATCCCTTTATCGGGTTCAACTCATGGTCGTGGAATCAAGATTGCAGCAACTGCGACTGCTGGAACTCTAGTTCACACAGCCACAACTTCTGCAACAGATTGTGATGTTGTAACGCTCTACGCTTTTAACTCATCAGGTTCAGCCGTAAACTTAACTATCGAGTGGGGTGGAGTTTCTGACCCTGACGATTTAATTAAGTTATCAATTCCTGCAACTTCAGGTTTAACTTTATTGTGTCCTGATTTAGTTCTTCGCAACACTTTAGTCGCAAGAGCCTTCGCTGGTACTGCGAATGTTGTCACAGTTCACGGATTTGTAAACCGCGTAACTACTGTCTAAGAAGGAGTTAGCGTGTCTTTAGCAAGCAGACTACTGAACGCAAACCCAGGAGCGCAAGTTTCAACTGCGCTTACTGGGGCTTTGACGACCCCAAGTGCTAAAGGTGCGTTTGTTGATACCTCTAATAGAGGATTATTCGCTGGAAACTCGTCTTATACAAATGTAATTAACTACATAAATATTGCCGTTACGAGTAACGCAACCGACTTTGGAGACTTAACCGTAGGTCGTTCTGAATTAGCGGGTTGTGCTTCATCAACGCGTGGTGTTTTTATGGGTGGTCTTGCTTATAGTGGTGGATATATTTATTACAATGTTCTTGATTATGTGACTATTGCTACCACAGGAAACGCTATTGACTTTGGTGATTTAACAAGTGTTAAAGTATCAGGTGCGGGTTGTTCTTCATCAACAAGAGGTTTGCATGGTGGGGGTTATACTACAACCGCATCAACAAGTAACATAAATATCATTGATTACATAACTATTGCCACAACTGGCAACGCAATAGATTTTGGCGATTTAACAGTTGCTAGGTCATTTTTGGGAAGTTGTTCTTCAACAACTATAGGTCTTTGGATGGGTGGCGAGACTACTAGCCGTTCACTTGTTATCGATTACATAACAATTGCAAGCACAGGTAATGCTACTAATTTTGGAAACCTAAGTCTTGCTAGGACTAGAACACAAGCCTTTTCTTCTTCTACCCGAGGGGTGAATACGGGTGGTACAGAGGTGTCGGCTGGTTATGTTAATACAATGGAGTATGTAACTATTGCTTCAACTGGAAATGCAACCGACTTTGGAGATTTGACAGTAGCAAGAGGTAGTGCCGCTACTGCTTCTTCTTCAACAAGAGGAATTACTGCTGGTGGATTAAATGCTGTTTCAAGTCATAATGTTATTGATTATGTAACAATTGCAAGCACAGGAAATGCGATAGATTTTGGCGATTTAATTGGTGCTGAATATGAACTAGCGGGTTGTTCAAATGCCCACGGAGGACTATAAGATGAATATAGAAAAATCAAACGAGAGGCACTTCATGGAAATTGCACTACAAGAAGTAAGCAATGAACTTGCCTTAACGCCTGAGTACAAAGGAATGATAGAACACATCAATTCCAATCTTCCTGCTATTAGTCGTGATTCTGAGAACTTCTATAAGTCTGCTTCTCAATATAAGAATGTAACTTTAGATGTTACCGACTTAACCCCAATGGGTTCTATGAAACATATCTTGGCTGTAATTGACCGTACTCGTATGGCTCTTGAAGAATCACATATTTCAGTTAAGCGTAAACAAATTGAGTTAAAGAAAAAAACTATTGAATATGACAACACCGAAGATAGTCTTGATAAAGAACTTATTTGGATAGATATTATTGAAATCAATAATCATTTAGATAACTCTGAAAATGTATTAAAAGGTGCTTTGCGTAAATTAAGTTTTTTTACAACCCAGTACCAAGCAATTATGGAGAAGTTGGGCGTCAGTGAAATTACTGAAGAAGATTATGAGAGGAATGAATCTCGCCATCACATTATGACTGCCATGAAACAAGCCTTGTGCGCGGCAAGAACTAGGGGTGGCATTATTGACGAGGGTAATCAAATCTATTTATTTGATATGGGAATCAATGGCACAGTTGCCCAAGCAGAAATGTTTGCTTATTTACAAGCAGAACAAGAAATGCTAGTCAGAGGCGAAGAACCAACTCATGAACTTACAATAAAATGGCTTGAGGCTTGCGCCGATAAGTTTGGTGATTGTGGGGCTAATTTTGCAGAACTTCGTGGATTTATCCCACTAGACAAAAAATCACTTGCAAAGGAGATTGCAAATGGCAAAGAAAATAATTAGTTACAAACTAAACGAAGACGGAACTATTCCTGATTTTGTAGAAGATGGTGGCTATCTAGCAAAAGACGCTAACGACACACTTAATATGGTTGTTCTTGGAGTAGCAAAAGATGGAGCCGATATTTCAGGAGTCGAGGCTGAGTTTGCTACCGAGGCAGATGCCACAACTTATGTAAGCACATATCTGTCTGATAGCACATATATTGACCCATTAACAAATGAAGAAAGAACTTTTATAGTGGCAAATGCAGTATCCGACTTGTTTGCTAAACTAGCGTAAAGTAAAGATTGAGGTAGAAAAATGCCACACTTAGGACTACAACGGATAATGATTCCGTCAGCCCAAGTTAGTTCGCTCACTACGGGTACTATTACTCTGCCTTCTGCAAGAGGAGCGTTTACAAATCCACCAAGTACAGTTGAATATCTTGTAGTCGCTGGAGGAGCAAGTGGTGGAGCGCGTTGCGGTGGCGGTGGTGGTGCTGGTGGATTTAGAACAGCAGCAAGTTTTGCCGTTTCAACTGGTACACCAATTACAGTTACCGTAGGTGCTGGTGGTGCTACTGTTCAAGATACTGCTGCAGCAGGTGTTCGCGGTCTTAGTGGAAGCGACTCTGTTTTTAGCAGTATCACATCTTCAGGTGGTGGTGGTGGTGGTGCGCTGAGTCCATCAAATGTGCGAGGTCCAGGAGTTTCAGGTGGTTCAGGTGGTGGTGGTTCAGGAAGTGGAACACCCGATGCAGGTGGTAGTGGTAATACGCCTTCTACTTCCCCATCTCAAGGTAGTTCAGGTGGTTCAGGAGCGACAGGCGCAAACGATGCAGGTGGCGGTGGAGGTAAAGGTGCAGTTGGTGGAACTGGAGTAAGTGCTGTGGGTGGTACTGGCGGTGCTGGTTCAGCCTCATCGATTACAGGTTCATCTGTAACTTATGCTGGCGGTGGTGGCGGTGCTTCTAATACAACACAAGGAGCAGGTGGTTCAGGTGGTGGTGGACAAGGTGGAAATCTAAATACAACTGGTGGCGCAAATGCTCCAGGAGCAGGAACTGCAAATCGCGGTAGCGGTGGTGGCGGTGCAAGAAATGAATCAAGTCAAGGATTTTCAACATCAGGCGCGGGTGGTTCAGGTTTTGTAGCAATTCGTTATTCAGACACTAATGATGCTGCTGCTTCTACAACTGGAAGTCCGACAGTTACAACATCAGGCGGTTATCGTATTTATCAATGGACTGGAAGCGGGAGTATAACCTTCTAATGGCACACTTTGCAGAATTAGACGAAAATAACATTGTTAAGCAGGTAATAGTTGTTCATAATAACGAGTTACTTGATGAGTCAGGAAATGAATCTGAACAAAAAGGTATTGACTTTTGCATTGCTCATTACGGGGGTATTTGGATACAAACAAGTTACAACAATAATAAAAGATTTAACTATGCAGGTATTGGATATACTTTCGATGTTACACGAGATGCTTTTATTCCACCTAAAGAATTCATCTTGGGTATTAGACGAGACCATTTGTCGCTGGCAAGCCCCGACCCCTATTCCAACAGATGACAAGCGTTACACTTGGAACGAAGATGCCCTCGCTTGGGTAGAACAAGAATAACAAAGGAGTAAGTCATGGCAGGTACAACAACTAGGGGGTTTAGATACCCTACGGCTTCAGACGCGCCCGCAATTCATACTGCGTTTCTCAATTTAGCGACAGATGTTGATACCTATTTTGATACACCTCAACTTACAACGAGTGTTATTTTTGAAGGTTCAACAGCAGATGCTTTCGAGACCACGCTTATAGTTGTTGACCCAACAGCAGATAGAACTATTACTTTACCGAATAGTTCAGGAACGGTAGCCTTAACTTCAGATGTTGTCTTGGACTCAGCGGTTCTTGACCGCGCTAGACAAACTGCATTTATGCTCGGTGGTATGTGATGGCATTTACCTATGTTGACCCCACATCGGGAACGCGCGACCAAATTCGCTTTTTGATACAAGATACTGATACAACCGACCAGCACCTACAAGATGCAGAAATCAACTACCTATACACAACTTGGGGTAATGTCTACGCAGCAGCAGCCTATGCAGCAGAGATTATCGCCGCAAAATATTCACACAAAACAAATTACTCAAGAAGTATCGGCGACCTTTCTATCTCTGAGTCTTACTCTGAATCTGCGACTCAATTCCGAGAACTAGCAAAAAGTCTTAGAACGCAAGAACTAGACCTTTTCCCGCCTACTCCAAAAATTAATGCTGCTTCCATTATCAGCACAGCAGAGCGAACACAGACTGTATTTAATACCGATTTCCGCACAGGAATTCACGACTACAACGTATAAACTGGAGGCACTATGGCATATGTAAATGGGCAGCCTTCGCATTGGACTAAAGACATGACAGATACTGTCGTTGTCTATACCGCTTCTACTTTAGATAACTACGGCAAACAAACCATATCTGCCTCTGGTACTTCCTTTTCTGCCCGTGTGGTATCAACTATTAATAAAACAAAAGATGAGCAAGGACAACAAATTATTGAAGGCGGCAAACTCTACATATTAGGCGATGCTGCGATAAATGTTGGAGACCGATTAGACCTACCTGCCTTTACTTCTGACCCTCGAATTATTGGGGTTCGTAAGGTCAACTACTCGGCTAACGGAACAACCACAGTCCATCACACAGAAGTAACCTTTGGAGCAGTCTAATGGCGTTCACAGGAGAGAGTTTTACGATAGACATGACCCAACTCAAGTCTCTACTGACCTACGGCGGTGTACGGGCTTCCAAAGCCCTAGGACAAGCACTCTACCGTGAAGGTGCGCTCGCATTTGCCGCCTCACAAAGAGAAGTTCCAGTTGATACAGGTATTCTAAAAAACTCTGGTGTTCTCTCTCGTCCCCACATGGACGGAGGCTATCTCGTAGTTGATATTTCCTATGGTGGTGCAGCCTCAGATTACGCGCTAACTGTTCACGAAGATATGGAATCTCGCCACAATGAAGGAACTAAGGCTAAGTATTTAGAAGACCCAGTAAAGCGTCAGTTAGTAGGTATGGGCGATAGGCTATTACTCCAAGTTCGGAAAGGGTTAGGACTATAAATGGCAACAGCCTTAGAAGCACTCGGTGCTTACATTGACGCTAATAACGCCACGCTCACAATAGGCACTAATCTTTTTTTAGCCAAGATGCCAGATAGTCCAGATTTATGTGTTGCTATTTATGAAAATCAAGGCTTGGCTCCAACCATGACCTTTGGCGCAACTGCTATAGAAATAGATAGACCAAGCCTACAAATATCAGTTCGCGCTGGACGAGACGATTATCCAACAGCGCGTGACTTAGCCCAAACACTTCGCACTTTAGTTGCAGGTATGGTTAATGTTTCATCAAGTGGAGTAACAATTATGCGTACTGAACCTACGGGTTCTTTTTATAGCCTTTCTACCGATAATCTTGAGCGCCCGCGTGTCGTATTTAATGTGGATTGTCTTGTGGATGTGTAGACTTGGACACACAACCTAAAGACCCATACGCTAGAGGAGAGAAACGCGATGAAACACCAAGATGCTGGAGATGCAATAGAATCCTCGCCGAATTCCTTACCCGCCCGTGGAAACTCAACTGCCACAGATGCAAAGCCACAAACCAACAACTTGCTTGATGCTCTAAACTCATTTATACCTCAGAAGCAAAACAATGGGATGTTATGTTCCGTTCGTAGAATGTTAGAAACTATTACTGAAACAGAGCGAGTCAAACTTCAAGAATTATTAGATAATGAAAACATATTATCTTCTGACCTTTCTTTGTTAGTAAAGAGGAATGGTTATCACATTAGCGGAGATGTTATGAGACGCCACCGTAGAAGGAAGTTCACGGGAACTGGTTGTGCTTGCCCGTGAGCATAGAAGATGATTTAGATAATCTGCTCAAAACCTCTCAAAACCCTTTAGAAAGTCCCACTCTCCGACAACGCGCGGGCGATTGGAAAGCAGGAGTCGTTTGGAATGGTGCAGAAGGTACTGTCACAACTACTGCAATTCCAGCAGAAGAAATACCGAACTGGGATTCCATACTCCGTATTTGGGGCTTAGACCCTGCAAAGTTTAGAGTAGTAGAACCTGTGCTTTTCAATGTTTGGGGCGACCCGTTAGGAATTCTCAACCGCCAATGGAAAGGCAAAGTAGTAGAAGTAAAGACGGGAACTGAGGAAGATTTAACAGAGTTAGAAAATGAAATCAAAAAGCATAAACCTAAAGTAAAACTTCAGGCTTTAGGAGACGGGGCTTTCTGTGTTGTCCTTGCAGATTGGCAGATAGCAAAGCCAGATGGTGATGGACTCAAAGGAACGCTGCACCGCATACTTGAAGGAATTGACGCAGTAGAAACTCGTATCAAAGAATTAAGAAAACTCAAGCGCCCTATTGGCAGATTAGTTGTTTTATGGACTGGGGACTCAATAGAGGGCTGCGTAGGACATTATGCTCAACAAACCTTTGGAGTTGAATTAGATAGACGAGACCAGATAAAGGTAGCAAGGCGGCTTTTACGCGATGCCCTTATGCGCTGGTCTGCCTACTTCCCTGAAGTATCTGTTATGGCAGTTGCAGGTAATCACGGAGAAAACCGCAATAGTTCAGGTAAGTCTTACACCTCTCTTAACGATAATGATGACTTGGCTGTAGTTGAGCAGGTAGCAGAGATATTAGAAGCCAACCCAGAGGTATACGGACATATCAAGTTTGCAATTCCAACAGACCAGTTATCTCTCACCGCAGAGGTAGCAGGTTGGGTACTGGGAATAACTCACGGACACGCAGCCCGAGCAAGCGGGGCAACTCCAGAGGCTAAGTTGCGCAGATGGTTAGAAGGGCAGTCTTTGGGTCGGCGCTCAGTTGGAGATAGCGATGTTTTAGTTTCAGGACATTATCATCATTTGCGAGTTGCAGACTGGGGTGGATGTATGTGGTTACAAGCCCCCGCAATGGATGGTGGTTCAGATTGGTGGCAACAGATGAAAGGTGAAAGGTCGCAGGCTGGAATACTTACCTTTGCTATGTATCCTGAAAAGAGAGTTGCGGATTTACAAATCCTTTAGTGTGTGGCGTGTAAGATAAAGAAGTAGTCGTGGTAAAGTTGAGCAACCGAGTCCTAGAGACCCCGCCGCAGTAGAACCCTTGAGGTCAAGCGTTCGGGGTTGTTCCTGCCCAAAGGAGGCAACAATGCCCCAGTATCGTGTACTAACGGGAATTGATTATCCACCAGATAATCGTGCTGAAAAAGATACGCTAGTTTCAGATATTCCAGAGAAGTCAGCCAAGTGGTTATTAGAACAAGGACTGATTGAACTCTCTGATGGAAAGACACCTAAAGCCGAGCCAGTAGTTGAACCTGTAATTGAGGTTGAACCAGTTATTGAGGCTGCACCTGAAGTTACATTTGACCCACACGCTAAAGATGGGGATAATGACGGATTTGTTCAAGATGGAACAGAATTCCAACGCCCAGTTGAGGAGACCAACTAATGCCTACATTTCGCCATGGTAAAAACACCACAGTACTAACTGATGATTTTGACCTAACTACTTATCTAAATAGCGCGACAGCCGCCTATTCGGTTGATGTTCCTGAAACTACAACTTTCGGCTCATCTGACCGCTCATACATTGTCGGGCATAACGAAGGCACGATTTCATTTGAGGGTCTATTTGATGGAACTACCTCTAGTGCCGACTCAATTTTCCACGCCGCTCTAGGTAGTACCACAGCCAAGGTAGTAACAGTATCAACTGATAGCACCGCTATCGGTGGTAGAACAATCCTTGCCAATGCAAACTCTACCTCGTATGAAATTAGTAGTCCACTCACCGATGTTGTTTCTGTATCAGCAGAAGCAATAGCAAACGGAGGACTAGATTCGGGTCTTTGGCTCATTTGTCAAACTGCCGTATCTGCTACAACCAACACCACAAGTGTTGATAATGCTGCTTCATCTACTAATGGAGGAGTGGCGCATCTTCATGTTACATCCAACGCTAGAACCGCAACTACTATAATCGCAGTACAGCACTCAGCCGATAACTCAACTTTCGCTGACTTGGCTATATTTGGAACAGTAGCAATCGCTGGACTAGATTCAGAACGATATGAGGTTGCTTCAGGTACGACAGTAAATCGCTATCTAAGAACAAGAACTACAATCGCAACAGGTACAGGCGCTATAACCCGTAGCGTCGCTTTCTCAAGGAGATAATAAAATGCCAACATTTAGACATGGTAAAGCCGCCGTATTCAAGGTAGACAACAACGCTGGCACACTTACCGATATTAGTAACACACTTAACTCCGTTTCATTTCCACGCGAAGCAGAGACTTTAGAGACAACCTCATTTGGTTCCTCTGACCGCTCATACGTTATTGGTTTCACAGGGGCAACTATCAGCGTTGAAGGTTCATTTGACGCAACAGTAGATACCCACTTGGCTGCTATCGTAGGAAAGACAGATTCAGTATCATTTGAATATGGTCCTGAAGGTTCAACTGCTACTTTTACAAAGTACACAGGAGAAGCCTTTTTGACTTCATACGAAACCTCAGCAGGAGTAGGCGACATTGTTTCCTTCTCAGCAGAGTTTCAAATCACGGGTGCAGTAACTCGTGGTGCTTACGCATAACAACTAAATAAATCCAAATAACCGAGTCCCAGAGACCAAAAGGAGAAATCGTGTCCCTAAGAGACCAAATCCTCGCCGCAAATGATATTCCAAGCGAGAAAGTTCCAGTCCCCGAATGGGGTGTAACAGTAGAGGTTCGTGGTATGACGGGCGCAGAGCGCACACGTATTATGGACAAGGCAGTTGACCAACAAGGTGGAGTAAATCTCCAGTTTGTTTATCCAGAAATTGTCATCGCTACATCGTTTGATGATATTACAGGTGAGCAGATATTCAAACCATCTGATAGAGATACTCTCCTTACTAAATCTGCTGTGGCACTAGACCGCCTAGCACAAGTTGGTATGAAGTTATCTGGATTTACGCAAGAGTCCTCTGATGCAGCGGGAAAAGATTCCTCCGCAACGGATACCGCAGATTCGTCTTTGAGTTAGCAGAGCGTTTAGGCAGGACTGTCGCAGAATTACTCTATGGCAGTCCAGCCTTTCGCCCTATCTCAGCAGAAGAACTCTCAGAGTGGGAAACTCTAGAGCGGTTGCGGAATTGGGAACAAGAACAGGCGGCTAGAAGGAAATAGAGGTGATTGTAAATGGCTTCAGTAGTTGAGATTTTAGCAAGACTGAAAGCCGACTCATCTCAATTTGTTGCAGAAATGAACAAGGCTAACCAAGCCACAGCATCATTAGATAAGGCTGCAACTAAAACTTCAGGAATACTACAAAATAAACTAAAGTTTGGTCTGTTTGCAGCAGGTGCGGCTGCTGGAGCATTTGCACTCAAGTTAGGTCGTGACTCCGTTGCCGCAGCGATGCAAGCAGGAGCAGCCCACGACAGATTAGCCCGCCTTTTATACACTACAAATGGTGCTACTGAAGAAGGCGTAAAGATATTAAATCAACAGGCTAAGGCACTTGAGTCGTTAACTGTTGTGACTGAATCAAATATCACCACAGTTCAGTCTCAGTTAGCAACATTTGATTTACACGGAAGCACAATCGCTCAACTGACTCCAGCCATCTTGGACTATGTGGTTGCAGAAAAGGGTGCAGCGGCATCGGCTGACCAGTATCGCCAAATGACTAACGGATTAGCCCAAGCACTCAACGGACAGTTTGCTTCTTTGACGGCAGTAGGTTTCGTACTAGATGATGAAACAAAAAAACAGATTAAGTCAGGAACTGAAACAGAGCGAGCCGCCGCTATTACAAAAGTATTGAACTCAACATATAAAGACTTTGCAAAGACAGCAGGAGGAACTGCGGCAGGTGCGGCTCAAAAACTCTCAATTTCTATTACTAATTTGAAACAAGACTTTGGAAATGCGCTATTGCCAGCGATGCAAGCAGTACGAGGATTTGTGGCAACCAACCTCGTCCCTGCTCTATCTGCACTACAAGCAAAGTTTGCCAACAAAGATTCCATAGAAAAGTTTATGAAGTTTATGGGCGGGCTTTTACAAAGCATTATGAACTTTGCCAAAGGAATTGTAGATGTTTTAGCCCCTGTATTTTTTACAGTTTTAGTTCCTGCCTTTAAGTTAGCAGTAGGAGCAGTAATTGGTTTCATCAAAGTATTAGGAAAGGTTGGAGAGTTCTTATCTAAATACTCTGGCATTATTTCTACTGTCGCAGTTGCTATTGGTGCTTATGTTGTAATAACAAAGTTAGCAGCCCTTGCAACTTTAGGTTTTGGTAAAGCGATGTTGATTGTCAAGAAAGCACAGCAGGCTTATGCCTTTTGGACTTATACAACTACTGGAGCAGTCACAGGTTTAGCAGGTGCAATGAACTTACTAAAAACTGCGTTTCTAACTAACCCAGTTGGTATTATTCTTGCTGCTGTTGTTGCGTTGGGTTTTGCTTTCAAGATGGCGTGGGAAAAGTCAGAAACATTTAGAAAATTAGTTATAGGTGCTATTCAAGGTGTTTTAAGTGCAGTATCTGGTGGTCTTCGTTTCCTAGGTAAACTTCCTGGAGGTCTAGGAAAGTTCTTTACTGAGTCTGCAAATGACGTTGATACTTTCTCAAAGAGTTTAGATAAAATGAAAACAAAGACAAAAGATGTCGCAGGTAAAGTAGTCAAAGTCGGAACTGAAATGCCAGACCTATCTAAATTAGGTACTCCAAAGGGTGGGGCAAGAGTTGATGCTAAGGCTGTAAAGGCGGCTGCGGCGGCGGCTAAAACGGCGGCTGCGGCGGCTAAAAGACTCGTAGAGGCAAAAGAGAAGTTAGAAGAATCAGTTAGAGACTACAACGATTACTTGGCTAATGACTTTGCTAAGTCCTTTGAAAAGGGTGCAGAAGGCGCTCGTGATTCAGTTCTCAGTGCTCTAGACAAGTTAAACGCAGTCTTTGAGGCAAAAGGAAAGTTGCTAGATAGTAAAGGACTTGAGAAGTTAAGAGATGCATTCAAGAAAGTAAATAAAGATGTTCGTGCATCAATGGCAGAGTATGCAAAGGTTGCAGGAGATATTGAGGCAATTACAAAGGAACTAGATATTGCCGAGGATAAACTAAACGATGCTATAAAAGAGCGCGCAAAGTCTATGGAGAAGTTTGGCGAGTTACTTCGTACTCCATTTGGAGAACCAAGTGCGATAGATAAGGCGCTACGAGATGCCGAAGCAAGTGTGGACTCAATTATTTCTATGTACGATACTTTGGTAGAAGCAGTAAATCAAAGATTTACAGGTATGGAACAAGGGGCAAAGAGTCTTATTGTTAATTACCTTACAGACCAAACTGCGGCATTAGTTAAATTAGTCAAGCGTCGCTCTGCTGCTGTTGAGGCGCTAAAAGATGCAGAAGAAGACCTCAGAGAAGTATTAGAAACACAGGCTAAGTTTCAAGCCTCACTCACTAGCGGAGTCAAAGACTTTGCAAAAGCACTTATTACTTTATCTGACGCAGACACTAAAGCAGTTCTTACAGTTACAAGGACTTCTAGTGGTTTGGTAATTTCCCAAGTAAAGAAAGCAACCACAGGGGTTGACTCTATTGTAAATCAACTTACTACTCGTTTAAAGCAAGTAGTAACTTTTGGTAAAAACATTGAATCATTACTGGCTGCTGGACTAAGCAGAGAATATATTCAACAACTCCTTGAGGCTGGTCCTTCTGCGGCTAGTGAAACAGCAGCCCTACTAACTACTGCAAGTGCGGCACAGATTGCACAAATCAATAGTTTATACACACAGATAAATACACAGGCTACTACCTTTGGTACGCAGATGAGCAAGACTTTCTACGACAACTCTGTTGCTATGGCACAGTCCTTTGTAAAAGGTGCAGCAGCCGAAGTAGCAAGTATCAACGCACAAATGACGACTATTGTAGATGGCATAAAAATCATCATGGGTGTTCTTGGAAATACGGGACTTACTTCTGCACAACTTTTGATTGACGGACTTATCGCAGGATTTGGAGAGGTAAATAAGACTCTTGTAGGAACTGCTGCTCTAGGTGTCAATGAATCAGTAACAACAGCACTTGCATCTCTTAGAACTCTTGGAACTTCACTTGCTACCGATTTAGCGCAAGGCTTATTTGATAAGTTAACCTCAGAAAAGGCTCGCTTAGTTGCTCTTGCTGAAAGTATCGCTGCGGCTATCGCTGCTGCTATGGCGGCTGCCGCCGCTTCTGTCGGTGTCACAGTTGACGGCGGTGGAGATGATGATAGCGGTGCGGGTACAACCTACAATCCTAGTCAAAACGCAGACCGAAACTATGATGACAATAATCCTCCTGTTGGAAAAAAACCTCCTGTTGGAAAAAAACCTCCTGTCGCGACCAAGCCTCCTGTTGTTACAAAAACGCCAGAACTTCGCTACGGAAAGTTTGGTGAATCTCTAGTTCCAGGAAGTGCCGCTTACAAGGCAGGTTCAACATCAAGACCTGTAGTAGTTCCATCTTTTTCTAAGTTGCCAACGATTGCTAAGCCACCTGTTACGCCTAAGCCAACTACTGGTCCTCTTGGTAACTTTTCTATGTCAACTTCGGGTAGCGGAAATAAAGCCTTCTCAACCGCTTCAAAGCCTCCAGTATCAGTAACGATAAATACACAGAGAGTTACCCCTACTGTTACTCCTAAAACTATTGCTAAAGCCGTTGTCAGTTCGACAAGTGCGAGAAGGTAGAGATGGCAGTCACAACAGTTCGACCTAACGCTACCGCTTCTGGTGCTTCGCTATTTACTTTGACAGGTGCGCCCGTAACTTTACACGCAGCGACGAATGATGATTCGAACTCTAGTTATTTCTCTAAATCTACATCTATTGTGGGACAAGCGAGCGCACTTCTAGACTTTGGAACAACAACTATTACTGCAAGCCAAAGAGTCAAGCGAGTTCGCGTAAGGGTGAAAGCAACAACTCCGACTTCGGCGGGGCGTATCAATGTCTATCTTGGAACTAGAACTGATAATCAAAACTACTTCCACTCAGCCTTGGCTATTCGTGGGGCATATAGCCTAGTTACATTTACAGGCGCGTACCAAACGGCTGCGCCAAATGGAGAAGATTGGTCGCAAGCAACCATTGACGGACTCCGAGTGAAAGTAACAGAGTATAACGATACAGGTGTTTTAGGTGATATTTTTGAACTTTATGTTGATGTGGATATTTCTGCTCAACCAACGGTTACTGTTTCTGCTCCAACAGGAACTATCACAACGACCACCGCTCCCGATGTAACTTGGGCGTATGCTGATACAGATAATGAAACACAAACATTTTATGAAATCAAAGTATTTACCGCAGCACAATATAACGCAGGAGGTTTTAGTGCGCTTACTTCTACATCTACTTATGAATCAGGAGAGGTTGCGTCATCGGATGGCACGGCAGTTGTTGGCGATTTACTTCTTAGTGGCGTTTATCGTGCTTATGTTCGTGTGGCAAAGACTGTAAATGGTTCACCTTTTTATTCAGATTTTGCGTTTAGCCAATTCACTATTACTGTAACTCCACCTACTGTGCCAACAGTTGCAGCCTCTTGGAATAATGACCTAGGAAAAGCGACCCTAACTGTAACTGGGGCAATACCTACAGGTTTTACAAGTCAATACTTTAATGTTTACCGCTCTATTGATGCAGGAGTTACCTATGAAATACTTCGCGATGGTGAGGAATTAACTCCAAGTGCTAGTTATGTGGCTACGGCAGTTGATTACGAAGCACCGCGCGGAATAGTAGTTTATTACCGAGCACGAGCCATAGGAATTGACTCTGCCTCCGAAGAGTTCCCAAGTGCTTACTCAACAGTTCAACAAGTGCTTATTACTAACGATGAATCGTGGTGGTTCAAAGCGGTAACAGAGCCAGATATAAACTTAGGAAGTATCCGCGTACTAGCCGAGTTAGATACCAGCATTGAAGAAGCCAACACAGTATTTAGACCTTTGGGCGCAACTAGACCAATTGTAGTCGCTGGTCCTTTACAGGGCGAAGATGGTATTTATAGTATAAAGACTATAAATGAAACAGAGTGGGACAATTTTTATCCTATCTTGACTTATCAAGGAATTATCCTAGTTCAAGACCCTTTTGGTAATCAAAAGTATATCCGCGTGATTTCACGAACTTGGTCTGCTGCTAGTCAGTCAGATGGTATTATTTATCGCGACATAGATTTAGCCTATGTTGAGGTTGATGGGTAATGTATCCGTCAAGTGCAGCGTTCAAGGCTGCGGTGCGAACCGACCATATAGTAGTCTCCAAAGCCGAGGTATGGGCTAGTGACCAGAAACTGGCAGAAATAAACATCTCTGATGGAAATGTGCAAATAGACTCCAGTTCTGCTGTCCGTAGAATATGTGATATTTCTTTGGTAACGACCAGAGAATCAAATAACTTAGTTCCAGATAATGACTTTGATTTACTTACCCCTTTTGGTAATGAATTACGGCTTTATCGCGGAGTGCAGTATGCAGACGATACACAAGAATATGTGCCTCTCGGAGTATTTGTTATTACCGAGGTTTCTATTTCCGACACAAACGATGGCGTGAGTATAAAATTATCTGGAGAGGATAAATCTATCCGTGTCTCTCGCGCCAAATGGACAGCCCCCTATCAAATGACGAGTGGAACGCTAGAAGCCTCTTTATCTGCTCTACTAAAAAACCGCTATCCTGATGTTGAGTTATCCTTTCCAACTACTAACGTAACAGTAAATCAAGTATTGCTTGGGGCAGAGAATGAGAACGACCCTTGGAAAGATGCGGTGGAGATAGCCGAATTAGTAGGCTTTGATTTATTTTTTGACCAAAACGGCGTAGTGCAAATGAAGCAGTTCCCAACTCTTGACGGCTCTGTGGTTGTCGCTTTATTTACTGAGGGTGATGGAACAACTATTACTCAACTTAATAGAACTATCTCAACTAAACAAACTTTCAACGGAGTTATTTACACCATAGAAGGCGCAGATGTGGCAACGCCCGTCAGAGTTGAAGCGTGGGACGAGGACTCAAGTAGTCCAACATATCGGTTCGGAGTTTTTGGACAAGTACCTACTTTTATTCAAACCAGTTTATTGGCGACAGAGGCTGAAGCCGTGCGCGCTGCTGCTAGTTTGCTTAACACTTACATAGGCAGTCAAGAGGTCATAAATTGGGATTCCCTTGTTGACCCAAGTTTGGATGTGCAAGATGTTGTCTATGTAAAGTCGAACGGGGCAAAGGTAGACAGACTGGTAATTATTGATACGCTAGATATTCCACTAAACCCAGAGGGAAGTATGAAAGCCGATGCTAGAACTGTACGCGTTGTTACTGTTGGCGAAGAAGTGATTGTAGGTACGCTATAATGGAGTTTGCCGATATTGTAAAAAGCATAGCAAATCAAAATAATCGCTTGGCAATTCATTATGGATATGTTACGGCGCGCACAAACTCAAATACCCGCATAAGTGTTTTAGTATCTGGTACTGCAACTGCTATCACAGGTATTAGGTATCTGTCTAGTTATACACCAACGGTAGCCGATATTGTCGTTTTGCTCGTAAATAAAGGCGACATCATTGCTTTAGGAAATCTCACCTGAGCGTGGTTTAGTCCAAACCTCAAGGTAACATTGACCTATGACTTTTTACGAATATGCCCAGTTAGTCGCAGCCGTTTCAGGCGCGATACTTGGCGTCCTAGCCTTAGGAGGAACATTGGTATACAAGCCGCTCAAGAAAAGTTTAGAGGTATTTATAGACCAAAGGCTACGCCCGATAGAAGATACTTTATTAGAACTCAAGCCCAATGGAGGCTCGTCAGTCGCTGACCGTATTGTACG